GTGTATTGTTCAGCATAAGCTGTACCTTTTAAGTAACCTGCCATAGGTTTTTTAGTTTGACCGTTAAGCGCCTCGTCCATTTCTAAACGTTTATAATCTAGTTCTTCCATTGCTGTTTTTAGTGATAACTGATATTCCTTGACGTTTAGATCAACGGACGATAATAGTTCTTGCAACCCTCTACCTGTTACAAACGAGTTAGGGGATATAGCGTCATCGCTTACTGGATAGCTAGAACCAACACGAAGTTGTCTCTCTATCCTGTCAATCTGTGTAAACAACTGATACGGAATATTATTAGGTGGTTTAGAAACTTGTGAACCTGGGCTTAGGTAGTTGACTGATAATCTACCACGCTTATAGTTACCGCTTTCTAGTTCTCCAATAATATTGGTTTCTGTGAATACACTATCTTCCATAGCAATAATAGATAAGACGTTAATCTTTGCCATTGCTGCCATCAAACCTAGTACGTGGTCATACTGACCAGTTAATCTATCAAAGCTAAATCTCTTAGAGATAACAAACCTTGGACCTGATTTAAGTGGGTTAGGAGTGTAATCTAAAATCTGTTTTGTATCTGGTAAGAATACGTAAGTACCTTCTTCGTTATAGTACTCTACTAATTCAACACCGTCAGCTAGTTGGTTATCCCAACTTCTCTGGAAACCGTCATGGTATTTAAACTTACTGTAACCTGATGGGAACTGACTACTCTCATCAACCATCACTTGTGCTTGTGGATACATCTGTTTAATAACTGCAGTAGGTACAAGTCGTATAAGTGCTAGCTCTTTAGGATCTTGGTCTGGACCATAATATCCTGGGTAACAATCATAAGGATCTCTAAGTTCTGCATGAGGATACATGATACCGTCTGGCGACATCTTCTGTCTTATTATCCATACACAAAAACCATAACCAGGTAGCCAACGTGCAGCTTGTGGCATTTGCATATCCATCTTAGAGTTTCCGTCTAAGCTAGAAACAATACGTTCTAATTTTTCTGCTTTGCCTTTTGCTCGTTCACTATCTGCATACTGGTCAACTTTAATGTCAGGCATACGCCCTAGTTTCTGTGCAAGATGTTCTAAACCTGAATTGATAAGGTTAGGGATTGGTAAGTCTGTGTCGTAGTTTTTAGCGTCATTACCTAGTAATGCTGCGATACCATTGCTACCGCCATTCATTATAGAACGCACTCTATCACGATACTCATAGTGTCCACTATGCTCGTGCATACCTTTTAAGTCGTCCGTTTTAATAAGTAGTTCGTCAGGTGTTAACATTTACCAAAAAACCTCATTGTGTTCGCTTTGCTTGTAATAGCTATAAGATGGAGTATAGTCACTCTGCACTTCTGATAACATGATTTTTACGTTTGTGCGTATACGTTTCATTGGAAACCAACTTGCCATAACTAAGTCAGTTTTAGTTTTTACATTACGTGAGTTAGAGGCACCTGCTTGTGAAAAGTAGAGTAACTGTTGTCTAAGAATGTTTACTTTACGTTTTGTTTGTGCGTCTGCCCACGGTAAGTTCATCTTCTGTTGTTCATACATACCAACCATACTGGTTACACCAAAGGTCGGATCCCATTTATTTTTATATGTCTGATGTCCTTCTAGTCGTACACCATGTGCTGCTGCCCAGTTTCTAATCTCTCTGTCTTGTCCAATAGCACGTTGAAAACCATTCTCCTCTATTACCCAATGACTTAACCAGTATTTCTCATACCATTCTTTCATTAAGTTATGTGCTTTTTGTATACCACCACCCTGGTCATTCTTGACATCAACTAGCCATACTTGTTGCGTTTTTGCATTATACGCCCAAAGCACCGCTGCTTGATACCCCGTACTTGCGGGATCTAACCCTGCAATCAATGCAGTATGCGGAGGTATATCTCCTAGTTTTCTAGATGTATCTAAACACGCGTCTACACTCTCTGCGGTAAATAAACTCATGCCGTCAGGTATAGCTTTATTAAGATAGACCATTTCAAATATATTTCTACCACCTGTTGTCTCTGCTGACGCTAACTGTTCTATTAACCACTTATGTGTACGTTTTTCTGCCCATAACATGTGTGGTGTATGGTCTAGGGTTTCGTCCTCTAGTGGTATTTCTAAATCATGCGCACGGTCTACAATGCTTTCCCATGCTTGGTTCTCTAAGAGATGATGGTAAAGATCGTCTGGGTGTTGTCTTGATCCGATGACAACCATGCCTGTGTGTTCCTCTTTACGTGACTGTAATGTTGTTGTCCACCAGTTCCTGGTGTTCTCTCTAGCACTTGGTTGCACAGTACTTCCATGATCCTCGATGTCGTCTGCAATAATAAGGTCTGCGTCTCTGGAAAGGATTTTACCTCCCTTTCCAATTGCGACAAGAGTTGGCGACTTAATACCAGAGACTGTTCTAGTTGCAACAGTAAATTGACTGGACGACCAACTTTTTCCGCTTCTATTAGCAGGTCTAAATCCGTCCCAATCTCCGTAATCCTGGATAAGTCCTTCATTGTTCTCCAAATGGTCTAATACTGCACCAACACTATTCTTTGCAATATCCTCGTTACCACCGCACCACATGATACGTATGTTGGGATTTTTAGCAATCATGTAGACACAAAAGTGTGTTAACAGATCTGTCTTCCCATGTCTAGGTGGCGACAATATCATCAACCGTTTACCGTGTTGTATACTATCTAAGATAGCACTTATCCACCTTTTTTGAAAGTCTGGTGTCTCATAATTTTTATTCTGTTCTGTTAAGAAATACTCATCTCTAAAGCGTACAAAGTCGTCTACGTCCGCCTCTTGAATTTCCCCCACAACCGCTTGCTCTCGCTTCTCGTGTTCTGCCTTCTTAGCAGTATCCTCTAGAAATGCTGCCATAGCCCTAGAGACACTAGCCGCTGAACAGCTTAGTATATCTGCAACCTCTTTTTTAGTCTTAGCACCACTCAATATGTCGTGAAAAAAATTTTTCTGTTTCATAATAGCGTAATAATCCCCTCTACGTTTCTGTACATTGGGGTTTACTTCTTTGATGACCTGCATGTCACTTGCACTTTTCTTAGCCCTATATGCCCTTTTCTTTGTTCTATTGGCACAAGTATCACTACAGTACTTCTGACGACCTTCTGGTAATGGGACTACACAATCTGAAGCTGTGCAAATGGTGTTTTTTTGTTTACTTGACATACTGCTATGGTATAGTGTAGCATAGATATACTAATCGGAACAAACATTATGGTATTCCTGCCTTTACAAGTACCGTAAGATAAAGATCATGTTTTAAAGTGTTGGGCTAGCAGGACCGCACCAGTCGTGGGTTGAGCCACATTCCTCACATATTATTTATTACAGAGAGAGAAACACACTACATATCGTTACTAGGCTTAATAAAATGCGTTGGGTTGGGAGTGACACAGGGTTAGCTACACCTACAACGACTGCCCGTGCCAATATAACAAACTTTACTGCTACACAGTAATAAGTTGTTATATACTACATATAGTACACCAACATATAGTATACTGTCTACTGGGGGTGTTCTAGAAATAAGATAGATCGTTTGTTCCAAAGCTACTAACTTAACGTAGGTGCAACTCCTACCACCTCCACAAATTACCACATAAACATTGACGTATTCATATATATTTCCGCACGCCCCAGGTTTAAGTATGGGGGTTATATATATCAATCTGTGTTAGTCGTAGGGTTGTTTGTAACGTTCTGCCTCGTATCGTACACGATATGCGCGTAACTGCCTGCCTACACGCTCGCCAACTAGAACGCATACTATTTCTTTAAACTGCTATACCCGTACCTTAAAAAAGATAAAAGAAAAAGCGCCTTAGGGTTGGCGCTCTCTCTCTGTGTGTATGCTTGTTACGTAGTTAAATTCTGTGGATCCTGCGTATTTCTTGCTCGCGCCTTCTCACTTCTCATACTTCTATTTTTTCTAATGTCTTTAAATAAAGCATGTGTATTCAATTCCTCTAATCTCTCTACGTCATCTTGTAATTCAATAAACAACTCTATAATCTTTTTTGATTGTTTGTTGATACTTAATTCAAGCTCGCCAATGTTAACCCGTACCATTGCTAAGTCATAAAAAGAATATAAACTATCCTCGGTTAGCATGCGATTAACACCCGCGGGGCTTTGCTCGTCTAGTTCTTTACTAGATTTCTTATAGTATTTATTAAGTTTTTTTCTATGGTCTTTTAGATAATCAAGCAATTTCTCTGCGCTAGTCTCTAATCCATTAGGATAGAAATAACTTAACGCTAATAACATTTTAATCGGCATAATATTGTCCTCTCATTTTTTGTACTAATAACAATAGTATAAAACCCGCGTTCAAATAATACAAGTACCAAAAAGAAAAAGCGGGCTATTTGTCCCGCTCTCTCTCTGCTTGCTAGTAGATATCCTATGAAAAATAATAACTAGCTAACAATCCTTTTGTGCGCTTGTTGTCTTTGATACTTCCGTAACGCGTATCTATCCGCCAACTGTCCCGATATATCCCAGGCAAGCAATACATACATAAACGCTATAACCTGCATAAAAAATATATCAAACATGGTTACGATTTCATTAATCATATTATCGGCGTTACTCTTTGCACGTTGCCGTTTTTGTTGACGTAAACAACCTCACTAAATGGCTCATTAAATTCTTTTATAGCGCCTTTTAGTCCTTTTGTTACGCGTATAGTCTTTTTACCTTCCTTAGTTGTAAAGGTGTAATCGTATCGTTTCATGTTGTTTTCCTTCCTAATTAATAACATAATAATACTTTAGCTAAGATCTAAACATTTTACAAGTACCGATTTTAGATACAGAAAAACCCGCTATCATTCGGGCGGAATATAGCGGGCTAACTGCTTAACCATGTTGTTTGTTTATTAGTACGTAAACAAGGGCATTGATAACATAGTTAAAATTAAATTGCCTGGTGTTTTAGTAAATATCCTCTGCGGTCTATGTCCTCTAAACCGTCAACGCCTCTAAATAAAATACTAGATAAAGTATAAACACAATGGAAAACCATGTCCATACCTGCGCCACTTACCTTAATCACGTCATAATAATTGCTATTTGTGAACGGCTCTTTTTCATCTAATACTAAACTAAAATCGTACGTAATATCTATTAATCTTGTATCCGTTAAAGACCCGATAACAAAACCGCCTAATTCAGTTAAAGAATTAATACAAAAAAAACTCATCTGCCTATTCATACCGTTGGGGCTTACGCGTCTTATGACTGCATAAATAGTTGGCTTAGTTGTTTCTATTTTCTCATATAAATTTTCTTTTTCTATATGCTCGGCAAGTGTTACACCGTTATAAATCCATTTTTCTTGTTTGTCGTTATATAATTCCGTCTCTAAGTTTGTACCATAAATGGTATTGAATAAATTAACCTTAGCTATTTCTATCTTTATTTGTTTTTTAGTTAGTTTTGTTTTCATGTTGTTGTTGTCCTTCCTTCTATAAACATACTATCTATTAATTTAATTACAAGTTATTCAATAATATTTTTTATGCCGTAATATAA